TACCGCCAGATGTGGTCTTAGTTAAATCAGCAATAATGTCATCTTCTAATTTTTTTAATACGCCTATTAGACGTTCTTCGTGGGTGTCAATTAATCGGTTTATTGTTTCTTGTTTTGCCATTTTTTATTTTTCCAAAAATCGTGTCAAATGTATAAATATGTCGCACCCTAAATTGCGATAATAAATAATTCTATTTTTCAATTAGTCCATTTTTACCTTATTTCTCAAAAATTGGAAATCCCAATATGATATAATGGGTAAGTACATTAAATTTTTTATAAATTTAATTTGCTCTTTAACATTGTGAATATGGTTGGTTATCAGACAGGAGGTAAATAATGTTTGATAAAAAATACGAAAAATTCCCTAATGGGAAAGTCTTTTATATGATTGATAGAAGTAATTATGAAATAAGAAAAACAAAAATTTACGGATATCAATTTACAAAAAATCGCAATTTTTATGTTTTAGTAAAAATGCATTATTCTTCATTAAGTGCCAAAGTTTTAAATGGCATTAATAAAGATTGGGAATATGAGAAACCAAGTAGATTTCATAAATCCCTAAAAGATGCAATCCTATTTGCAAAGGTTGAAAAGAAAAATTCTTACGAAGCGTCAATAAAAAGGCACGAAGAAGAAATAGCCAAACGCAAAAAATGGATTGAAGAACAAAGAGAAAAAATAAATTCTATTACAGATGAAAGTATTGTCGTAAAAGAAGGTGTTTTTGATAATTACTGTCCAAGAGGTTCAAGAATCTCTTTATAAACTAAACTAAACAAACCAACCATATCACAATGGAAAGTTTTTCTTCCAAGCACGAATTGACCAATAGGCAGGGGATAAGGTCTTTTGACCCTTAACTTCCTTTAAAACACCCCCCATTCTGGCTAGAAATGACCTTTGTCTGGCAGGGATATTCTTTTTGATACGCATATTAGGGTCGCCAAATCTAACGACTTTTACATTCCCTGTAGATTTATCTTTAACATAGACACCAAACTTCTTTGATTTGTTGGGTGTTCTAAATGGTTTGTTTAACTTAACTTCTCTGCCTCTGTATTTAGCCATTACTCTTGATACCACTCAATCAAATCATCTTCAATATATTGTTGAATGATTTGTTTTTCTTTAAAGGGATTATGTCTTGCTCCATAATATTCTTTGTGCCTAAATTCTCTTTTTGTGTATCTGTTAGGTGTAATAAAGAAATCAAATTCATCCATGTAGATTTTATTTTCTAAGTTATTAATGGCCCAATAGATAGAAACAAATCCGGCAGTAGGGAATGTCATCTTGGTTTCTTGGCACATTACCTGATAATCCCTGAGATCCCATTCATAGGTATACTCTTTCATGTATTCTGGATAATGCTGCATACGTACTCCAAAATCCTCTCCACATAATCTAATAATATATTGACTGTGTTGAGAGATATCTAAATTCTCTTTCTTGATACAAGCCTCAGCTAAGTTATTGATCCATACATCATGGTCATCTCTATAACCTAAGTTCATTCTAAAGACTATCACATCACTATAATCTTTTTGTCTTACTGGTTCTTTATTGCCTACAATGACAATAGGTTTATCTCCAATAAAATCCTGGATATCTTGCAATGATCTCAAAATTCATACCCCCAATATTCTAGATCTTTAGCATATCGTGTAGCCACAATTTCTCTAGTTTCATCATTATAATATTCTGTGTAGTGATGTTTATCTGATGCGTTTTTCACTGGAAGATTAAAATCTTTAATGCCAATTCTCTCACAAACATAATGCCAATCAGTTGCTAAGTGTTCATATCTACCTACAAAATCTACAGCTATAGTATCATTAACAGATAGATATTCCCATTGTGTCCATTTATGAAATAGACGTTTATCTTTCCCCAGGGATGTTTTAATAAAGTTTTCAAAATTTACATAGTGTCTATCTACAAATCCACTCGCTAATAAATCAAAAGGATTACGTACAAATGCAAACTTAAAATAACCATCAGGGATCTTATCTATAAAATTAGATACTGCATTATGCATCCCATGTTCATGTAAAGGGATCTGCCATCCTTTAGCACTCCTGGAGCTGTTTGGAATATGAACTTGTTTAGCATATTTATTTAAAACAAATCCCATGCTAGATCCAGCAGTCTTGGGAGTATGAATAAAACAGAATTTATGAGTATGTGATATTATTGCCATAGCTTTATCAATAAAGGTGGATATCCATCTTTCTCTGGTGGGATTATTTCTTTATTGGGATAGAGATCAATAGCAAAATTATACCAATCTCTATTAGCATCATGGAGGAATACTGTGGCTTTGGGATATTTAATATAGGCCATAGTAAGGCAGCTAGATCTCGCTACTCCATCTACTAGCACTGTATCTACATTCTCAGCTGTAAAGGAAATATAATCATGCAGCCCACTAGGATTTTCCTCAAATGGAGTTGCATTACTTCCAATATGTTCCCCAGGGATTAAATGAAAATGATGATTAGAGAATTGACATACTTGTCTTACTTTGTTGTACCAATCTTCATGGTGTTCTATAGATGTTAGTTTTTTACCCTGGAGGTTTTGAAGAAAATAGAGAGTAGTTCCACCACATCCCCATTCTAATAAATGATCTTTAACATGAGATAAAATATAATCTCTTTGATTTTCAGCCATTAGACAACGCATGAATTTGACTCCTTATAATTTCTTTGCCTACTGTTCCGGTCCAATGCATAGCTTTTACATCTTCTCTCGGTTCAGCTAAACGCAGCCAATTATATTCTTTTGGGATTTCTTTAATAGAATAAAAATTCTTGATAACTTCAAATGTTTCTTGATCTCCTCGGTATTGCCTATATTCACATAATTCAGCCCATTTATATAAAGGCTGTTTAGAATTGACACATACTAATCCAGATTGCCATTCTGTATTTCTATTACACCAATCCTTAGTCATTCCAAAATCTGCAGCTCCTGTGAGATCAAATATATCAGAAATATCTTCTTTGATTTCAATATCACAATCAATCCAACACACTCTATCAGATGGTGCTTCTATCATAGCCCTGGGTTTGTAATACCAGGGATTATCCTTCCAGTTTATTTGAATTGTATTTGGATATTTGTTCCTAAGACCAAAATCTGCAATATATAATGGTCTACTAATATGCTTGTTGTAATGATGAATAAACCAATCCAAAATATCTTCATATTCTGAATTTGCTCCAGTTATAAAGATCACTTCTTCTTACGTTTCTTTTTGGCTTTCTTAGCGACATCTAATGCTATGGCTATTGCTTGTTTTCTCGGCTTACCGGCTCTTATCTCTTGTTCAATATTCTTGGAGATACTTTTTTGCGAATAACCTTTAATTAGTGGCATTACTTCTTCTTCTTTTTTTTCATATTAGACTTAGTTGATTTTTTTGGTCTACCAACTTTTGATCCATATGTTCCTTTACCTTTTGGCATGGCTTTATCCTCTCTTGATAATGTTTAAAACATAATAACTCTAACACACCATATTTGAAATTAAAACCGATAGACGCATATTCACCACAAAAACATTTCTGCTCTTTATCTCTCCTAGAATGACTCCAGGTACAGAAATCAGTTGCGTTTACGAGTTTTCCTTTTGGCTGCTCTGGTGACGATATCTTTGTCAAAAGTGGATGATCTCCCTCTAGATATTAGTTTATTAACTCTAGCCATAGCCCAAGCTGCCATAGGGATCTTTGGTCTAGATCCAGATGATAGAAATGCTCCCTGGCCTCTACGATAAGATGCTTTGAGATCTGCCAGGTTAAATAGTTTAGATTTTTTGGCTTTGGCTTTGAGAGTAGATAGGGTTGAAGCTGCTATAGGTTTACGTTTAACCATTAATCTATTGCTGCAATGTTTATTTCACCAGATCCTGCACCATGCCCAATAAATGCAATTTTATCACCAGATTTAAATCTAAATACTTCAACATGATCTGTTGGCATTAATAAATCTTCTTCAGTCGCTGTTGGATTAGATCCGAATTTAATATGTGCGTGAGTAGTTACAGCAATTCTTATTAAACCACTGCCTGTCGTAATAACACCAGATTGTGCTGATGTATTTCCTACTGTATGCGTTTCTGGTGCAAAATCATTATCTATAGTTGTAGGTGTTGTTGTGTTGGTCATATCTTTGTCCTTTGCTTTAATAAACTCATAGGTATTTTTTTACCTGCTTTGTAGAGATTTGCAATCCTGGTTAATAAACTAACTCTTTTGGATCTCTTTGATCCTTTAAGACCAGATAAATATTTCTTTGGTAGTCCGGATTTCTTATCCTTAGGAACTCTAGCTTTCTTCGGCAATTTCTTCTCCTTCAATTCCTGGAGTCGCAAACTGTCCAATAGGCTCTGGAGCTGCGTCTATTTCATTATCAATATTCGCAATCTTTTCATCATCATCTACAACTGCTCTTGCAATTTGTTTATCTACTTCTTTTGTAAATGTAGTTGATCTTACTCCACTAGCTTTCGCTGCCTGGAGGAATTGTAAATCATTAGCATAATCTCTCAAATCAAAGCTATCTGCATAAATAATCTCTCCATCAAATGTTGTGCCTTGCCATGCTGCGTATAAATCAAATATTTGTTCTTCTGCATTTTGTAAGTAATCAGCCTTCTCAGCTAATCTTGCATTAAGTAATTGAAACTCAGTTTGTAAAGCTATTCCAGAATTAACAGTTTTTTCTGTACCTCTCACAGCTCCCATATGAGTCACTCTATCAATGGCCTCTACTTTGGTCTTGATAACATTCATAATAGACTCCAGGGATTGAGATGAGGGTTGAATGATATAAGGTTTTAATTCAGGTGGTAGATCTTCTGGCATTTCAATAATAGATCCTGCTCCGGCACTAGCTTCTACATTGGGTGTTTTAACCAAGGATGGATGATTAGATAATCTAATCAGCTGCTCTATTTCAGAATAATCATTATAGATAGATTTTTGTAATTCAGCGACATCTGATAGATCAGATATACCAATGCCTTTTTTAGATGTTCTTTGATTATATAAAATAACTGCCGGTATTCTGCCTAATGCGTTTGGCTGCTCATCAATCTTAACTGGCTTCTTAGTTGCATACTCAACAGTAAATTCTTCTACCTTATAGGTGGTGATATCTTCAAGTGTCCATACTTTCACAATGGCATCCTTCTCCATCATATCCTCTACTACAGTTAAGGCAGTGAGATAATATCTACCATTAGCAGCTCTTTCATATCTCCAATTAGTAATATTCTGAGGAGTATAAATAGATAGATATGGTCTAATATCTTGCTGTAATTCTTCTGCCCTGGTCTTAGCATTAGATTGAGGTTTATCTACAATGGCCCAACAAGTTCCATAAATAGATGCGTTAATCTGCATCTCTCTAATGATGTTGTTATACATTCTCCCATCTAGATCTGCATCAGCTATGAAAGCCTCTAATTGAGGATCTCCAGTTAAGCTGCCAAAGTTTCTAGTAGGTGGAACTCTAAATAGGAATGATGAATAAATCTGTACTACATTTCGGCAGTGGTTATCTAAGGGAGTAAATTCTGATCTGTTTAAATACTCTTGTTCAGTTTCTAAGACGTATCTATGGAGAAAATATCCATTCTCATAATCTTGACCACCTAGGAATGATCTATAATGAAAATTCCAATCATTCATCTTCTGCTTATAATCAGGATGAAGTTCTGTTAAAAAATCTCTATCAAATGTTGCCATTAACTAAACCTTTGTGGTGCTGAGGGATTAAAATCCCTTCTTACTGGAAAGAGCATTTCAACAAGATAACCTAGAGCATCATTCATATGATCTAATCCACTTGTTTTATCTGGCACTGCCTGGCTACCTTCCTTGTAAGTTTGTGTACTTATGCTTTTTAACATGTTTTTACAAGAATTTGCAATAAATAAACTTCTCACTCCCTTAGCTGAGAGTAATTTAGAATTAACTGCATTGATTCTATCCTTCACTAATGGATGTGAGTTCCTTACTCTTAAATTAAATCCAGCATTTTTCAAGATAGATAAATCAGTCACGCCTCCTGCACTGGTCCTTCTTTGTTTAGCTGCTGGATCTGGATAAACAAATATGTGATGTTCTTTATATCGGTGTTTAATCTCATCTGCTAATTCATTGGTATTAGAAGAATAAATCTGGATCTCATCAAAGACATAGATCTTGTTGTCAATCACTTCACTGATTACAGCTGTCATAGGATCTAAATTGAAATCAATTCCTATATGCACTGTCTTAGTTTGAGGTTTGTATTCTTTCATCACATTTAATTCTCTATCAAAGTTGTAGTAAATAGCACCTGAGTAGCTCTCAAAGGTTGCTAGATATTCTTGTCTAAAGGTTCTTTCATCTAGATCTGCTTTAGCTTGTTCTATTTCATTCGCTGATACCTGGCCTCCATCTAGAGTCGTAAACTGAAATGATGCCCAGTTTTCTGGATCTTCATCTTTCCTGGTAAATAGATTATAACTCCAGTTTCCAAATCCTCTTGGAGTACCACAGAATAAAGCCGGAGAATTTTTATCCGACAAGGTGGCTCTTAACACATGAGTCCAGGCTTCTTCTTTAACATCAGCAAATTCATCCATGACGAGAAAATCTAATCCTACTCCTCTCA